ACTAGCTTTCGATTATTTTCAACAATACACAAGTTTTTCTGAAACTCTGCATCCTCTTCCAAAATCTTTGAAACCGCAAAACTACGCTTATCAGCATTAGAATGCAATAATTTACCATCATCATTTTTCATAACTGACACTTGGTATTCAACCTTTTTTTTAATCCCTAAATTGTTATCCTCGATAGATTTCATAAGAATGCTATTTTCAAAAATCTTTCTTTTTAAATTACCTATATTTACGATTTTGTTATTCAAAAACTTTTCCAATTCTATTCTATTCATTTTTTTTACCCCCTATCATTAAGAACACAACACATCAAACCCTTAGCATTCTCAAAACTAAGAACAAGGTCTGTGTTCAACTTTTTATCAAAAAAACTTTTGATTTCATCATAATCTTCATTGTTTAACTCATTAGAGTATATAATTATCTCATTAACCATCTTTATTGCACCTCCACAAAAAAAGTGTACCTTGAATGATAAATAACTAATTCGCCATTTCGATATTCAAAACTTTCAGATTCATTTAACCATTTAAGAATTTCAGTATGAGTCAAACTTGTATCTGAAGACTTAGTTTTACCATCTTCTGTTTTTTTAAAATCTGTACTAAAAAAAGCACTAACAGAACTCAAAGTATAAAAAGGAAAATCGTTACAATGAATCCTTGTTGGTAAACTTGTACATAACCCGTCTTCTATTTTAACACCATCAAATTTTATAAATTTTAGTTTTGTTTTTTTCATTTGCAATATTTGTTTTGTTTCCATTTTTTTACCTCTCGTGTGTGTTTTCACACTTTTCAATACTTATTACGCATAGGTAATATATAAATGTTTGCTTTCTGGTATGGTAAAACCTATACAGACACCTCTAACCCTAGAATTCAACCCAAAAAAACAAGAAAAAACCACAAAGAATCATAATTCATTAACTTTATCTAATACTTCTGCATCCGCAACATAATCTTTCATTCTACCACAATCTGCACAATGCCAAGACTCACTATACTTATTCCAACACTCGTTCTCACATCCACAAAACACACACTTAGTCTTCACTTCTTACCCTCATACTCTATATGCATTAAATCATTATCAAAAAAAGCACTAAAAAAATACATTGTTCTCCTCTCGAGACCAAGCTTATCCTAAATCAAATAAACATTCCTCTTATACTTTTTAATCTGCTTATTCTTTTTTTTAATAGAAGCACTACTATAATGACCTTTAACCTCAACAGTTAAATCAAAAGAAGAATAAATACCAACATAGTCAAGCTCTAGAACAGTTCTTCTTTTATTATTAACTAGCTTTCGATTATTTTCAACAATACACAAGTTTTTCTGAAACTCTGCATCCTCTTCCAAAATCTTTGAAACCGCAAAACTACGCTTATCAGCATTAGAATGCAATAATTTACCATCATCATTTTTCATAACTGACACTTGGTATTCAACCTTTTTTTTAATCCCTAAAGTTTCCATTTTTTTACCTCTCGTGTGTGTTTTCACACTTTTCAATACTTATTACGCATAGGTAATATATAAATGTTTGCTTTCTGGTATGGTAAAACCTATACTAACAAAAAAAAGTGTAAAAAAACACAATCACTTAACAGAAACATACTTTTTCTCAGCCATATAACCCAAATACGCACTAAAAAAGTCCTCATAACAATAATTTAATCTTTTATAATAATTATACTTCTTAAAAACTTCGTCGTCAGTAACACGATTATAATAGTACTCATCTAGAACATTTTGCATCTCATATCTTATTTCTGGCGGCGTTTCTCTAGACATTGTACACCTTATCAAGAACTTCAGCATCTGCAACATAATTTTTCATTCTACCACAATCTGCACAATGCCAAGACTCACTATACTTATTCCAACACTCGTTCTCACATCCACAAAACACACACTTAGTCTTCACTTCTTACCCTCATACTCTATATGCATTAAATCATTATCAAAAAAAGCACTAAAAAAATACATTGTTCTCCTCTCGAGACCAAGCTTATCCTGAATCAAATAAACATTCCTCTTATACTTTTTAATCTGCTTATTCTTTTTTTTAATAGAAGCCCTACTATAATGACCTTTAACCTCAACAGTTAAATCAAAAGAAGAATAAATACCAACATAGTCAAGCTCTAGAACAGTTCTTCTTTTATTATTAATTTGAACATTAGTGTATATTCCTTTATAATCTTTAAACATTGGACACTTATTAATCCAGTATTCTAACCTACTTATTTGTTCTTTCTCATTCATTTTAATATTGGTTTAAATAAATCAGCATATTTATCTACGAATCCAACATAATCCGTTCTTGAAATCCACATCATTTTCAATAAGTTTTATCAAAACTAAACCTTAAACTATAATACTTCTTATCCTCTTCAACCACCGTACTAAGACTAGTATAAATTTTGTAATTACCAGTAGTAGCATGATTATACTTCTTCTGAGCAATTAACAAATCTTTTTTATCTTCAGAATTAATAACGAGTTCAGTACTATCAGGAAACTCATTCATATAAAACTTGTTAACAATTTCTCCAATATTCATCCTAAACTCACCCGTATACTCCTCTCTAAACCACCAAGTTTTAGTTTAGGACTGCCAACTCTTGCAGGTTCCATATTCATAATGTGAGCGTAACCACCCCAATGCTTCAAGTAACTACCAGTCAAAATATAATGCTTCTGAGCTTCAACAATAATCCTTTTCCTCTTATCAACCTCGTAATAATTCTGCACATGATGAGAAAGTTGGTGAACGTGACCAGCAGCATAAATGTCAACATCAATCATTGACTGCATCTTAATAACATTAGCAATCTTTGTATGAGGCATTCTAGCACCCGAGTTTCCATGCGTAGTGTACAAAGTGTATGTTTGTTTTCCTATTCTAAACATTGTTACTGCACCAACACCCAAATACGTAACATTAAGCATCATGCTAAGAATCTTAGACAAATTAGTTCCACTATGTTTGTAAACTCTAGCCTCATGATTACCCACATGGTTTCCAAGTATTAAACCTTCATGAGCCAAATCCTTATACAATCCAACACACTTCTCCAACTGCTCCTGAACAATCTGGTCCTGCTCAAACACTCCAGCACCAACACTAGTCTTAGTAGCAGTCTCTAACTCATCACCCATCAAAATAATAGGAATACTATTCTCTAAACACCACTCAATATTTTTTTTATGAGAATACTCATCATACAAATTAGACCCAATATGTTCATCACCCATCAACACAATAGTTTGTTTATCAACATCGAACTTGTGAAAGTTTACCTTGACACCCATATTAGAATTAGCAATAATGTTTTCCCAAGAGTTTTTGTTATCAACATTGTTTTGTATTGTCATTTTACTTTTTTAATATTTTTTGTATTTTATTAAACAAGCTTTTCAATTCTTTTTGACTCAGTTCACCATTTTTGTCAGTGTCCGCAAAGTTCCATAATAGGTTTGCACCCCAAATCAATAAAAGTTTTCCAAATTTAACCATTAATTCTTTCCACATTTTAGCATTCTCCATACTTTTGATAAATACTTTCTTCTTTAACAGTTCCAGGCATTAAATTTATTAAAATTTTAGCTGATTTTGATAAATTATAATATGCTTTTTTCCATTTTTCACCAACCACTTCAGATTCCATATGTTCTGCACAACTTTTTATAGCTTTTAAATGTTCAACATCTAAAGGTATATGTATTTTTTTTATTTTAGTCATTTTATTTTTGCCTCCATATTTTTAAGTTAAAAATATTTTCTTTTTCTTTTTAAACATAAACTAAAACACAATCCTAAAAGGACTAACCTAATAATCCTATTTTCAAAACTCATAAAGTTTATTTCTATGAGAGATATTCCAAAAAAGTTTTTTTTAATATCTTTCCACTGATTATAAAATTCTATTTTAATCATTCCAATCATCCTCCAATAAAGGTATTACGTTTTCACAGGGTCTGTGTGGTAAAGCGTTCAACCTATCCGCTTCTTCCAAAACCAACAGGTTCCTTTTCTTTATACTCATAAGTGATACTTCCTTCTTCTGTTTTATAAAATGTTACTTGATAATTGTTAGCATGCAAAAAGTTAATATGGTGTTCAATATCATCACAGTTATGATATAGTTTTGTGTACTCAGTAATTTCTTGTAAATAACTTTTTTGTACTAGCATTAAACTGTGTGTGAACTCTTGTTCTGTTATTTCTTCAAGCTTTTCTTCTGGTTCTTCAATCATTTTAATACATACTCTTGTTCTTCATTAAAAAAGTGTATAACATCAGTGTAAACGCTTTTAGCAATATTTCTTTCACTACTTATTATTTTGTATGCTCTTTCAGGAGCAAACGTTGATTCTAAGTGCAAGAATTGTTCTCCGTTCCACCATTGTATTACTGCGTGACCACAACTGCCAATAATTTTTATGTCAGCCCTAAACAAGTTAGTAGTATCGTAACCAAAGTGTAACAGCGATGTAACTAAACACCCATAAATAAACGCTGAATAGTCATCACAATCACCCTCGTCACCATTAACGTAGTAACTGAACGCTTCTTGCGGTGTCAACCAATACTCTTCAGTTCCAAAACTTTCTTGGTCTGTATCGTAATTGTCATTATCGCTTTGCAAGTACTTTCTAGCTATCAAATAAGTTTTAATAATTAACTCTTTTTCAGAAGCGTATTTTTCCTTTAATCCTTTCCCTATAAGGAAGCTTAAATACTTACCTTGATATTCACCATCATTAGAAAAAGAATCTAAGGAGTGCCTTAAAAACGTGTTTTTTGTAGGCTTCCATTTATACATAATATCTTTAGGTTTTAACACATCACTTAATAATAAAGTCTTTTTGTGTTTAACTAAATCTTTAATCTCTAATTCTAATTCATCAACAAGCTCTTGTTCGTTACCCAAACTAATATTCAGCTTAATATTCAAACATTCAACATTACTAAGTTTTATACGTAACTTTTCAATATCATCAAGTAATGATTGATTATCGCTTTCAATAAAAAGTTTCCAAAGTTTTTGAAACACATTCACTTTCATCCACCTTTAAATAATTGAACAGCATAACTACTAATAGTAGGAGTCGCATCATCATTCGTAGTTACCAAATTGAATCTTAAAACCAAATCGGTATCATCATTATCCAAAGCTAAAACGCTTCTCAAACTTTGACCACTAACATCGTAAACGCTTCCACCATCAGTACTAACATCAACAGTTATAGACGTGTCAGTTGGCGTTGTTGTTTCAGCATTAACCAAACAACTAGCAATATTAGACGCCTTAGTGGAACTAGTAGTTAATAAAATACTATTACTATAAACTATTGAAGTAAAAGTAACCCAATCAGTAGTGGGTGTAACTTGACTAGTATGGTCAAATATTGTTCCATCATAAGCTGCGGCAGCAGTCACATTAATATTATCGGTAACTTCAATTCTAACAGTAACAGTATCACCATCTGCAAAAATAGCACTATAATCTGAAAACACAAAAGTAGATGTTACGGTTTCAGCACCACCTGCAGCACCCGAATCGGTCGCAACAGTTCCAGTTCCACTTATAGCAATAGTAACATCCCAAGTACAATTTCCGTTTGTAACAAATTTTACTTGGTTAATATAAGATAATTGGTTAACAGTTAAAGTAACAGTATGGTCTGTGTCTGTCGTGGATGTTCCTCCTGCCGTTTCTGTTTCAGTAGTTCCACCATCTTGACAAGTATAATAATCATTAGTAGCATCATACAAAGCAGTTGAGCTACCAGTGTTTAAAGTATTATTATAACCACCACTATCACTAAACACGTCAACTTGAGCATTAGTCCTAGTAATATCTGTAACAGTAGCATCAGCACTAACTTTTGTAGCTTGAATCATTGTTTCAGTAGCAGCAATAGTGTTACTTACAACACTACCAAAAGTATCATTCATATCAGCACTAGCAGGGTTTTCACTAGTCCAATTAGCATTATCCCCATTTAATCTATTTGTCATTTTTTATACCTCACACAATTTTATCTGTAATATTAAAAGCGAACTCGTCACCCGAACCTTTACTTTCAGCCGTGAACACGTCATGCGTAATCATTATATTAACAGTGTCTTTAGTGAAAACACCAACTTCTGAAATGTCAAACCCGTTAGCTTGAGTAACCGCAATTTTTATACGAGTAGTCACAGTCTTATCAGTAGTGTTAAAACTAGGAAAACCAGATTCCAACGTTTTCAACAAGTCAGAATCCTCATAAGTTCTAAGCAAATCATAAACAATATCAGCAGTAGCATCCGTAGCAGCAGTAAACTCGTCAGTAGCATTATTCGTAGTAACCTCTATAATAAAAGTATCAATACTTCCAGTCACAGTACCCGTTTCAGTCAAATCAGCAACAGTATCAGGAAAACTGTAAACCCAATTCCAACCAACCACTAAGTCACTAGCCTCTTTTGTAATACTGTAATAATTACTAGAATCGCTTCCAAGCTTTATTTCTAAACAAGTACCAGAACTAACAAACTTTGCAAGAGCGGCAGCGTCAAGAACGTAAAACCACAAAGCAACATACTTAGTGCCAGTAATAACTGTTCCTGCACTACTCAAATCGGCAATAGTCCAAATAGCCGTAGCATTAGTATCATTTTTAATCAAGTTTTGAGCAGTAACATCAACAACTCCAGCACCAGGTTTATAACGAACAACATTATCAGTACTATTATCTCCACCATCTGAACCAGTAAAAATGTTATCACCATCATCATTAACGGTTCCAGCAGTAATCGGAATAGGAATCTCCATACCCGTATCAGTAACTACAGGCGTGGTTAATCCAATACCGACTTTCATATAATAAACTTCATCATAATCACTAGTACCCTTATACGCTCTGTTAAGTAACCAATTCTTTCCATTATTTGTAACTACTTCACCATTTGCCATAAATATCAACCTCTAATAATCTGTATTAACAAAATCTTCCCACGCATCACCCTGCCAATCAAACAAGTGAACACCATCATCAAACTCTGAATCAGGATCATCAAAAATGAAACTAAGACCTTTATCCCTTTTTTCTCCAGTAACATTATCTCTTTCATAACTAATATTATGAAACAATTGAATAAGCTGACGAATAATTTCGTTGAAATCACTACCAGTACCCTTCAAATCGTTAAGCCTTTCATTAATACTATCCAACAACTCTCTAGGCTTAAAACGAGGAATACCAATATCAACAACATCATACTCTAAACCATACTTCATTTTAACCCTTTCAACAATATAAAAACCATTAAAATCAGTATTACTAGCATCAACAACTTGAACACGCATTCCTGGACGAACATCTCTTTCAGTAACAAAAGCAGTAGTACTACTAATAGGTGTTCCAAGAGCATTCAAAAATTGTGACAAACGATTTTCTGCATCATCAACAGTGAAAATATCTTCAAACCTAAAACTTTCTTCTTGCTCCAAATCATAAGTATCAATACTACTACTATTTTTTCCACTAACACTACTCAAAATTTTATGAGAATAATTCATAGAAATAACTTCTCCGATTGCTGGAGCCGTAACAAACGTGTAACTCTTTTTATCAACATCAACAGTGTAATCATAAGTTTCTGTGACACCACTAATACCCCTAACTTGTTGAGTCCCATCAATATCACAATTAGTAACAATAGGAGTATAACCAAAAAAGAAAGTTGTTGTAATACCATTACCAGTCTCGCTCAAAACTTCTGTGTCTTCTTCAAAAAAACCCTCAATAGTAATATTGTTTCTAACAGGTTCAAAATTGCTTGACCACTTTAAATAATTAACAACATTAGTTCCAACAGTCAAAACCGTTTCGTAATCAACATAGCCTTTAGGTTCTAAACGAATCCACTCCTCATCATAATCTTCATAAAAAAACCAATTAAGAACAACAGCAATACTATTAAGCCTATTCAAATAAGTTTTTTTATTACTAATAAACTTGTCAGCAGTAATGCTTCCCGTACCTGTTCCACTAGCAACAACGCTAGGAGTTAATCCTGCTCTAGTAATAATATCGCTAAAAATGGCACTATACTCTCCAGCTTCAGTATCAGTATTTTTATCATAACTAATAGTTAAAAGTTTATATTTTAAAGCATGCAAGTGGTTACGACACAAAACCTTATAAGAATTGTTTTCAAACTTTACTTCTTTAACGTTACCACGAAAAATGTACTTATCCGTAGAAGTAGTTTCTCCACGACTTATAATAACGCTTTGACCAACCAAAGGAGTTTTAACATCAACAACACTTTCACTAAGAACAATAGTGCAACCATCACCCTCATTATTTAAACGAGTATGTTCAACTTCTGTACCATCAATCAAATACCCACTACCATCAAGTATTGGGTCTCCAACTTCTACACTATCCAACAAAAAACTATAATACAAAACCATTTTTATGCTTCTTTTAACATTAAACTCCACAACACCCTATTAGGATCATTAAAACTTCTCACCCAACTCCAATCAACACAATAAACATCGTAAACAGTGCCAAAACTATCCGTATAAACAATATGTTGCTGAATGCTTCCAGTCTCTCCAACACCTCTAACCCAAAACCCTACATCTTGAATAAAAGCTTTAATCTTTAAATCAGGCGTTCCACCAGTCCAACCAGCACCATCATTAGCACCCTGAACCATTATAAGCCTAGTTTTTCCACGAGCATTAACCGCGGTGTTACCAGTAGTATCACTAAACAACAAGTTGAACTCTACAAATTTAACATTAATCTGATTAGTTTCTTTATATACTTGACCAAAGTTTTGGTCTCCTGTAAAAATACTCAAAGTTGGTTTCGCCATTATTCATACCTCTTTACATATCCCAAACCCATTCAGGGAAAACGTTTTCTATCATTTGAATACTAGCAGTGTGTCCGCTAGCAACCTGTTCATCATAATAAGCTTGTTGTGAATGAACCAAATCCATATAAGTAGGATTAATAAAAGTTACTTGTAAACTATCACTAACAAAATTGTTATTAGCATCAGTTCTTCCACCATAAGTTTTTCTTATACTTTCAGCAAGCTTTTCATTCCTTATTTGCAACAAACGATTATACTCAGTCATGTTTCTTTTAGCAAGTTCTTCCTCATCAAGCAAACCAATTAATTGTTGAAGACTTAAATGAAGAGTAGCACCTTGAACATCCAAGTTTTTAATATTCTCAGCCCATTTACCTTTACTAGCTAATACGTTAGCATAAACTTCATCATTAGCATCAAGTATTCCTCTTTCACGAGCTTCACGCATAGTCAAAATATTAACTATTTCTCCAGTACGCTCATTAACTTCAATAACTTTATCTTCGCCATCAATAACAGCTTTTTGAAAATACCCCGTACTACTAACCCCATTAAAAGTTGTTCCACCTGTACGACCAGCCTCATTTATTGCTGCTTGAGTTCCAACAACGGCACCAGCTATTGCAACACCAATACCTGTTAAAACACTACCAATACCGCCAGCGATTCCAGCAGCACCAGCCAAACCACTAAGACTTAACTTACTACTTTTAACAGCGATAGCCGTGCTTTGTTTCATACTCTTCAAAATACTTGTCAACACTTTTAATTCTTTACTATTATTACCGCCCGACTTTTTAACGTTACCAGTAACACGACTAGTATTAATAGTTACTTCAGCCGTAGCAATATTATTTTCCGCCATTTTTTAACCCAACAACATATTTTTTTAGAGAAACACTTTTTTGGTTATTAAACCATTCAACATCTTCTTTATGAAAAATGTCTGCATCATCACTCTTTTTTTCAACCTTTACTTCAGGCTGCAAAATCTTGTAAAACAATAAGTACTCTTTCATCTTTGTTCTTACCAAATTACTATCATCAATAAACAAGTTATCCATTTTTTTATTAGATAAATCTAAAAGTTCATACTCAAAAAGTTGATAAAACAAGTTAATATTAAACGCTTGAGTACCAAAAAAGCTTTTATTAAACACGTCATTCAAAACCTTGTTAGTCAACTTTTTAAAATAAACTTTTCCAAAACTTAAATCAACAAAAAAATCACTCAACTCTTTCTTTTTCCGAAAAAGCTTTAACAAACTCATACAGTCCACCACTCAATAGGAACATTACCCAGACCTTTTCTAGCAGTGCCTCTAAATGTTAATAATACTAAGTCACCACCTAAACTAATACTTTTACTAATACTATCAATACTACACTCATCAAGCTGAATATTACCATAATTACTACCATTAACAAACTCTATCTCAAACTCTAAACTACTAGTAGGACTAATACTAACACTACCATCTTCAGGAGTGTAAACACCTGTATTAACATAACCATAAAAATCATTAATAATAGTTGTTTTCAAACCATTAGCCATAATAATACCAACCTCAAAAGTGTAACCACGAGGAGCACCAAGCTTAGGAATACCAATAAAACGACCATCTAAACCACGAGTATCCGTATTCAACTTGTTATCATAATTCAAAGTAAAACTTCTAACACCACTCAAAGCACTAGGACTAGCACCCCACTTCCAAGTACCATTAATCATGACAAAAGCACTATTAGTATTAGGAGTATAAGTTTCTCCACTACTACGAAAACCACTCTTTTGAGCAACAAAGTTTCCACTAAACTCAAGCTTTCCACCAATTTCTCCACTCAAACTAAAATCTTTACCAACACAACCCCAACCAAAATCTGAACTATCACTATCGCTACCATCATCATTCAACATTTCAATACTGAAAGGTTGCAAGTGACTACTACTAACACTGAGAGCTGTAGCTTCAGTAAGCTTGTAATGGTCTCCGCTCGTACCAGCACCACTCTTTGGACCAATCCAGTGTTTTAACATATCAAAATCTACAACACTAAAAACAACATTACCATTAGCATCAAAAGGACCATAAGTTGTGCTAACAGCATTCAACCCTTCTCCTAATCCTGCATCATAAATAAAATTGTTCTCAGCTTCAATACTTGCACTTTGAACACGAATAGCTTCACTCCAAGAACCAGCTTCGGTTCCGTAAGCACTATCTTCTGTACCATATTGTATTTTTGTGAACATACTTCCTTGACTCATTTTAACTAATTACCTCAACATTTAATGGAGCACTTAACTCCAACACTTTCGTAAAAACTTTTGTACCCCTAAAAGGTTCATTAATCATTGGACCAACACTAATAGGAGTAACATAACGAACATAAAAAAAACTTTTTTTGTTCACCAATATGCTTTGTCTAATACTTTTCATCATATCCATCGTTTGCTCTTTACCAATACCATAAACATAAACACTTATTAAAATACCACTAATATTACTAGAACCACTCAAATCGTTATCGTCAGTAACAATGCTTGTAATATCAACACTAATACGAGGATAACTACTAATTTTTAATTCTGTTTTAGGAAAATCAGGAAATATTTTGTCTGTAGCTCCAGTATCATAACCAATAGTGTAAGCACCAGTTTGTGCTGCAACAAAACTTATAACTCCCGTATCATAAGCAACAGTGTAATTAGTTTTTAGTTTAAGAGTTACTCCACCAACAACGATACTACGAACATTCTTAACAAGAGTCGGACTAGTAGCCAACGTGTGAGAACTTGCAGCACTAAAAGTTCCAGTATCACTCTGAGTAGTAACACCCCTTTGAGTAATAGTTAAAACATCTTGATTCCTTAAAAACACTACGAACTCTTGTTTAATAAGTTCTTCATCTAACAAATTTGTTATAGTCATACTTCCACCTCTTGTAAGTGTAGTTCAGCGTTTTGTTGAACAATCTTTTTAAATTTTGAAAAAAACACAGGTCTAATAAATGGTTGAGGAGTCATTCCTTTAACACTCTTAGCAAAAACCGTTTTATTACCAATACTAAACTTTAAAGCTTTAGCCTCTTTAGGAGTAATAGGTCTTTTCAAAGGACCATAAATGCCAGTACCATACTCTAAATACAAAGCGTACTCAGGCATGTAAACAACTATTTTATTACCATTAGCTTCAACCCTAATATGTTGTTTTAAGTTACCAGTATCAACAGGACAAGCAATTACTAACTCAGTGTTCAAATCGTTAGCGATTCCAGCAATAAACTTTTCAAAACCAACTATTTCGCTCATATTAAAAACCACCAACTAGAAGAAAATTTAATAAACATTAATTTAACACTCATTCTTTAACCTCCAGGTTTTCAATTTATACTCTATTCTGAGAGTTTAAGAGTTCAAGAACAATCTTGCAACCCTATAAAAAAATATTTTTCCAAGCCGTCTAGGAACAACCTTTTCAACACGATAAGTTTCTGAATCATAAGTTACCTTATCATCCTTATTAATATCAACACCTGATTTAACAAGCAAAACCGCATCAGCACCCTGAAACAAACCTTCATTATCCTGACTCCAATCACTTTCTTTACGAAAAAAAGGACCTTGAATAGTAACGCTACTAGCATCACTCAAAACTTCATCACCACTAATGTTTTTAATAGTCTTAGTAACAACAACGAAAGCCAAGTTTTTACTGAAAGCGTCAATCATTTTTTCAAAAGGACGATTAGTAATACCTAGTTTGAAAACGTGTGTTGTTACCATATTACTCTTTTTGATTAACTTATTATTTAAAGTGTTGCCTAAGAAACAAAAATATCCATCTTTCTTCCAACACTATCAAGCAAACTATTTTTTCTAGCTTCTAACTGGTTAACAGCCTCACGAACATTAACGTAAACCTGACCAACACTAACACTTCCCTCAGGAAGAGTATACACACTAGGCGTGTCAAAACTTCCTCCAGTAATCCTAACAAAAACAACTATTCCTGCAACCACACTAGTAAGTTCTTCAACACTAGTAGGAACACTAGAGTAACCATGACTATAATCTATACGCACATTGTTTCTTCCTCTAGGAAAACGATAATCATTAACAATAATTTCTGAACCATCAATTCTTACTTTGAATAAAGGAACATTATAACTAAAAACGCTATCCTGGTCCATATAAACATTATCTATTTTTGCTTCAGTACTATAAGTTGTGTTTGCAACAACTCGTATAAAGTATAAAGAGTCACTATCATTAACACTTGTTTTACTCCAAGAATCAAGACTATCCCAACTAAGCTTTCCACTAGACTCAATATCGAGAACTCCCGTAACGCTTTCTGTGGGTGTGAGAGCAGTCCAAGCACTACCATTCCAATACTCAATCGTGTTAGTACCAGTAGTAACTCCTTCAGTAAAAAGGTTTATTGTTAACCCTAAAAACTTGTAAATGCTTCCAACATACAAGTAATCACCATTAGCAGTAGTGCTTCCAAAAGGTTTAAAACTCGTACCTTCAAAACTGTTAGCTTCACTAGTATTATTCGCGTAAGAACTAAGAGTACTATCATAACTTTGAACACTTCCAAGACCAACATTTGTAGCTAAAACGCTAACACGAGTAACATTAAGTATTCCTTTTTTGCTAAGAACAAACCTGTCAGGCTCATCCCAATCATTAGCGTAAGGGTAATCAGTAGTAGGATATTGAAAATTTGCTTGACCATCAAACAATTCATAATCATCAGAACCAGTACCCCAATAGTTGCCAGTAAGTTTATCAACTTCTGCTTCAGCCAAACTAATAATGTAAGCCAATTCTGAATCACTAATGTCTTTAGAATAAGAATAATCAGCAAACAAAACGTTAGTCGAAAGAGCTGTGACACCAGCACTTGTTAACTCTATTGTTCCACCATCTTTACTCATAACATAATGAGTTGTTTCTGTAAGCTCTGTGAAAGAGTTATCACTAGTTCCAGAACTATATTTAAGAGTGTAAGAGCTAGCAAGCACTTGACCATTATCTAAATCAAAACTTGTAGCACTACTAGTGCCTGTTCCAACATTTTCGTTAACAACCAAAATGCTAAGTCCAACAGTTTCAGCAACTTTTAAAGTTGTAGTATAAGTATTACTAACACTATCGGTTCCGCCAAGAGTGAAATAATTAAGAGTGATATTTTGGTTATCCCAAACACGATTAATAAATGTTAAAACACTATTAGACAAAGTATAATCAACACTATATTGAAGTGCAGCATTAGATATTATAATATTAAAACCACCAATTATTGCAGGAGTATTATCTAAACTATAAGTTCTATTAGCATCACCATCACTACCTGTCAAGCTCGCACCTGTTATATCTTCATGTCTTATCGTATTCACCATTTTTTTGTACCTCTTAATTTATTAACTTTTTTAAAATACTAATTATTTTGCTTTTTTTCCAACTTGCTTTTATTTCTGTTTCGTAACCTATTTTTGCTGCAAAATCGTTAAGTTCATCTTTTGTCATGTTTTCAAGAACTATTTCTTCAACAGGTTCATTAACTACAAGTTCTTCTTTAACTATTTCTTCAACTATTTCTTTAACAGGTTCATCAACCATTACACTAAACCTTTCATCTTCCAAAAAACCAATACCCAAATCAATAACTTTATTAGATTGAACACTAACAAACTCTTTATCAATTTTAAGGAAAACAACTTTTCCACTCACATTTTTAAACATCATCTTTTTTTACCTCTAAAACATTTATTTTATGAAACCACTAACGAATCCACCAATTAATCCTCCAATCGTTCCAAATATTCCGCCTTTAATTTTGACGGCAATCAAACTCTTTTCCATACTATTAATTCTAGTATCTTGTTCACCATTATGCTTACTAACAACATCAAGCTTATTGCAAATGTCTTCAACTTTTGCTTTCATAAAACCCCTGAACTCTGCTTGACTAACTTTCCAGTTTTGATAATCTTTATCTCCATTAACCATTTTATATAACCCAATTATACTGTGATGAACTATTAATAACAATATTGACACTTGCAGAATCATCAACACTTAACCAATAAGGGTCTTCATAAGCGTTTATTCCAAACTCGTCACTACCAAAACCCCACTTAATAACATCGGTAGGATTATTTTTGTAAGCTTTTATTCTAATATTGTAAGTTGTTCCTTTACTAAACTTGATAGCATACTTAACCTTAACACTCCAAGTTTTGCTCAAATCGATAGTTCTCCAACCCTCACCCCAACTTCGTTGCAAAATAGCTTCTTTTGGTGCAGGGTCAAAATCGAAACCAACACTTCTACCCCAAGGGTCATAACCAGTAGGATAAATAAACACATCCTCTTTCGCAGTGAAACTAACATAAGCATAACAAGGTTCTTCTATTGTTCCAGCACAAACCATGTCACCAGACACACTATTTATTGTTATACAACCTGTCAATGATAAGTATGAAAATATTAAAAAAATGATTGATGTGCTACTAATTCCAACTATTTTAGCCCATTTAATAATTGTTTGAGAATAAATTCTTTTACTCATCCTTTCACCCCAAACCTTGCACCACTAATAGTAAGCCTACCACCATTAACCGTAACTTTACTCATATTAGTAATATTAAACGCTGTGTAAAAAGTATAACCACTTGTTAAAGTAAATTCATTACCTAAAACATCAGTATTTATTGTTGCATTACAATTATTAGTAATAATCCAATCTCCACTTCCACTATAAATACAAGAATTAATAATCTCCATAAATTTATACATTGTAAGATTTAATCCAGCTCCATAAGATTCTTCCCAACCAACTAAAAAAGTCCAATCATTACTGATATAATCTCTCCAATTAAAAGTTGGTATAATCCAATTCAACCTATTATTCAATTTTGATTCTGCCATTAAAGTAAAATCTGTAAAAGAATTATCAGTTCTCCATCTTTGAACTTTCATTGTAGAATTATCACCTTCAACTTCATTAATAATATCAAGTGATGATGTTATAATGTCAATTGCATTACTATCAGGTATTTCAAAAAATGCTCTTGTTCCTACATATAAAGATTCTGAAAATTCACTAGAAGAACCTGGTGGTGTAGAAAATATTTTACTAATATTAATATCCTCTCCCCAAGCAGTTCCATTAAAATATTTAATATAATAATCAAGAACTCCTCCCGTTGAATTAATTAAAGTCCATGAAGTATATAATTTATCATCACTTCCTGTACTAAAACCTCTCATTAAAGGTTGATTTGTAGTTGCACTATAATTTACTATATTACAATATGCTTCTAATTCATCAAAAGTAACTGCTCCGTCAACGTCTACATCTTTGATAAAACTACCATTCATATTAGACCAATTACCACCATCATAAGATTTTATGTAATAATCTCTATTATAATTAGAGTAAGGTAAAGTTTTAAAATTAGGATTAATACCTATAACTAAAGGGTCTGTTTTACTTTGTGCTGGAAAATGATGATAAGCCCAAACATTTGTACCATCATCAACATCTACAATAATTCTACCAACACCATCATATCCTGCAATTAATGGTGTCCAATTAATACCATTTTCAGATTCATAATAAATAATTCTACTATGGTCAGAGGAACTATACCCAAATCTAGCAGTAAAAACAAATTTACCATTATCACCAAAATTAGACTTCCAAGCAAGATGAGGATATGATGTATGACTACCAACTTCTACACCAGACCATGTAGCTGCATCTGTTATAGTTTCTGGAGAATTACTTTTATAAAACATCATTGGAGAATTATGCTGATTAGAACCTGTACCATAAAGCTTCTCGTAACAAACAAGAATATTACCACTATCATCACTAGATATTACTCCCATTCTATGGGTATCTATTACATGTTCCAAAGCATTAGGTAATATATAATCACCACCCATTGTATTAGTATCTAAATCGTAATAAGAAATATGAACATCAATACCATCATTAGAAGGTAGTCCTGAACCATAAGGAGGAGAACTGTAAGTAAAATAAGAACGATTATATACACCATAATAATTATATACAATTGCTTGTTTAAAAACATTATCTATACTACTTGAAGCAGAATTATTAACAACATCTAAAACAGCGTAAGTAAACATTCCATCATCTTTAAAATTCCAAACACTACTATTAGAACTATTATAATTACCATCACCAGCCAAACAATACCAATAATAAGTATCAGTAACAGATAAATCAAGAGTATAATTAAGTGCTGTACCTGTATTATTAGTTCCTAATAAAACTAAATTAGTAGAATCCTTACTACCATAATAATAATAAGTAAGAGGATTACCTAATGTATTTACTGAACCAGAACAATTAAGTAAAGTATATACTGAAGTATCAACACTTGAACTATTTAAAGGACTATTTTGTGTGGGGTCTGTTATAATTGGTCCTATTATTATACTTGTATTTAACCAAGAACTGTTTAATAAACCGTCATTTGCTCTACAATTAAAAGTCCAATTCTCAGTCTCAGAAGTCAAAGAACTACTAAGATTATTAATATTATATTTAATATTTTGTGTGAAACCATCACCTGAATTATTATTATAACCACTAACATTCAAAACTCCATTTTTATACCATTCATAATAATAACTTAAATTATTACCATCAACATCACTAGCGTTACAATAACCTAATAAGTCATCAGTAAAACTTACGATTACAGGTAAAATATTAACTGTATTCATAATAGGAGAATCACCAGTATAATTAAACTGCCAAATACTAGTATTAGAAGAATTATAAATTCCAGCATTAGCTAAACACTTCCAGTAATAAGTTTGACCAGTTATTAATCCAGTCCAATTATAAGCAGTTGAAGTATCATTTACACCAAGTAAAGTTTCTCCAGTAGAATTATCTCCAAAATAGTAATAAACAATTGCATCACCATCTTCATCTATTGAACCAGAACAATTCAACAAAGTAAAATTAATATCAATATTTGAATCATTCACAGGACTATTCTGAGTAGGAATAGATGGGGGAGAATTCTTAATAGTCAAAACATTACTTATAACAGCAATTCCACTATATGTACTATTAACAGGTGTAACTGAAACAGTCCAATTATCTCCCTTAACAGTCTCCTCAGAAACAATAGTTTGCAAAGAATGATTAGCCAAACCAGCCTGATAAGAAACATTAATCTGCTCAGGACTTAAAGAATAATTATAAATTTTAAATTCATCGACCAACCCAGTATAAAAAAGACTTGTTGCTTGTGTGCCCACTCCTATTCTTGGGTTTTGAGCATTAGTAATAGTTCCACCAATACTTCCAGGTGTTCCTACAGAACCATCAACATAAGCGTTTACTGTAGTGCCATCCCAAGTTCCAACAACATGATGCCATTCATCATCAGTAATATCTTCAGAAACAATACCATTAACACTTCCTAAATCAGTGTCTACAAAAAAATTAATTTGACCTACGGGGTTATCATCTATCCATAAAGTCCAACCATTATTTGGAGAACTAGTCTCTCTACTTTCTATTATTCTATCAGAACCTTGTGTACTGGTTTTAATCCAAGCAGAAACAGTAATAGCTGTTGGTTCTTCTATACTCGGCATGCTTGGTAATTGAATATAATCATCAGTTCCATCAAAATCGTAACATCCTCCGATTTTACCTGAAGAAGACCAAGTAGGTAAATGTCCTGTTACATTTCCATTATTTTCAAACGTTGTATAATCCTTTACAGTAGTAGTAGAATCACTAAGTTCAAATGGCATATTTAAAACTGCTATACTCACTCCTTCTTTTCTCCAATCTGTAACATTATAATTATTTCCAGAAGTAAACGATACACTCAAATTATCAATGCTTAAATTATTACCTGAAGTAGACACTAAAACAACGTTAGAAACCGATAACTCAGCGTACACTATAATACCAAATAATAAAAGAAAAAATAATACAATCATCAACTTCTTCGTATCAACCATTTTTAATCACACACATCAATAATTCCAGTTCCATTAGGACTATACATTGACATGCAAGTAGAATTAACACTTATTTTAGCACCATTATCGAACTTAACACTAACATTATCACTAATCCAAATAGCTTTATCTTTTAAACCACCACTACCATCCGCACCAGCAAATATTTTTAAAAAAGGTTCACCATCAATACTAAAATTGTAACCTTCTTCAGTGTTTATAGCGGGTGTTGAAGAAACACTCATGTCAACAAGATTAATAACTCCCGAGTCTTCAACAATTCTAATAGCCCCAATACTAAAATTGGCACCAGCCTCGATAACATCATCAGTATTAACTTTAAACATATTAACAAAACTTGTTCCAGCGTTATTTAATGCTCTAAGCCAAACATTATTATTAAGTGTTAAATTGTCAGTCACGTTTATTTGAGCAAACACCACTTCACTTTTTTCCAAAACATCTTGGTCCATAGAATAAAGTTCATAATTTCCTTGTCCCGTGTTTAATGTTGCAAATTCTGGATTACTGGTTGTGGTTAATGCTTGTCCCGTATTATACGTTAACTGGGTATCACCAATACCGTCGGCAGTAACTGAAAGACCATCAGAGTCTTGTGTTAACGCAGTGTTTCCTGCAACACTAAAAGTTGTGCCCGAAATATTTATTCCATTACCAGCAGTATAAGTTGTGTCAGTGTCTCTAGCATCAATAGTAACATTAAGAACTGTTTCATTAAAAGTTATAGTTCCAGAACTAGTTATAGCTCCACCAGTCAAATAAATATCATCTGTAGCCACACTCGTAACAGTTCCAACTGTAAGTGTAGTATCACAATCAATTTCTGTATTAGACAAATCATAAATGCAAGTTTTTCCATCTGTAAGTGTTCCAAGGTCTGTTCCTTCAAGCATATCACTATTATTAACATTTAAGTCTGCTTGACTCGTTTCTGAGTCCCAAGTTGTTGCAATGTCTGATGTTCCTGTTAAATTTCCTATAAAACTTGTTGCAGTTATATTATAGCTTCCCGCATCCCAATTAGCAGTTAATTCATTATTACCGTCTTTATGAATACTTAAAGGGTCAATCTCTTGCCCAACAGGTGTTCCAAAACCTTTACTCAATATTACCCAATCAAAATTATGAACATGAGCAGTATTAGGGGGACCAGCCACTTGATAAAACCTAACCCTGATAGGATTACTACCATTTACATGGTCTGCATAATTATAAACACCTAATGTTTTAATTTTGTAAGTTGTTGATTCAGTTAATATTCCATAATCTTCCCATGAAGAATCTGAATAATCCCATATTTGAATAGACGTTGCGTGTCCTGAATCCAAATTAGTTTTATGTCTTATTATTAATGTTGAAAACTCTGTAACACCAGTAAAATTGACTATTAATTCATAATCAGAATTTGTTTCGGTTACATTATAAGGAACACCATTATACGTTTGAATATCTGCCAAATTCCCTGTCCCAGTACCAGTTACGACATCAACAGAACTAGCATTAAAATAATTAACTTCCAATTTGGATTCATTAAACAATAGTTCTGTACCATCAAAAGTGTTCCAAGTATCACCACTAGTCCAATCATAACTACCATAAAAGTTATCAGCTGTAACACTATAACCTGTAGCATTAATATTAGCAGTTGTATTATAATAAGTACCATCATCAGTAATATCCCCTGCGTTTATATCGCTAGGTGAACCAAGGTCATCCCAGTAATCACTAGAGTTAACATTAAGATTAGCTTCATCACCTACAACTATCCAAGTTCCATCATCAGTGATATCATCACTTCCAATATCACTAGGAGTGTTTAAAGAATCCCAATAATCACTACTATTAACATTCAAATCAGCCTGACTTGTTTCACCATCCCAAGTAGTAGCTGTATCAGCAATACCGGAAGTAGTAGAGTGATTAACGTTTAAGTCTCCTTCACTAGAAGTATTTATTTTTAAATTTATTAAAGTTGCTTGAGTAACATTATTAGCAGCTTGAAGACTTATTTCTGATGCTAAATCAGTAATATTAGCATACCTATTATCTCCACTAGTAGTATTAAAACTAAGACTATCACTTTTATTATAAATCCAAGTACCATCTAAAGCCCATTTAGAATCAAAATTGCTACGAGCATCAATAGTATTATTCAAATCAGATTCGTTAACATTAAACTCTGTACTATTAAGGTACAAGTAGTCACCAGCACTATACTTAGTATCATTATTTCTAGCATCAATAGTAGAATTCATTAATGTTTCATTAAAACTTAAAACGTTACCACTATCATAAAACCAATCACTAGCAAAACTTGTTACACTAGCCCAAAGAGTAGCAATACTAGCAGTACCGGTAAGGTCACCAGTAAAGTTACCATAAAAGTTAGAAGCATTAATGTCCACCCCATTAATAATAGAGTAAACACTACGAAGATTAATATTTCCCTGAGGAGTAAAATCCACAGCACAAACACTAATCGATAATATTATTATAAACACTATTATTGATAAAAAAAACTTTTTCATCATTTTACACACTCCTTTCCTTAAACGGTTACGTTTCCTTGACCATCAATAGGAACCCATTCACAAATAAACTTTATAACACCAGCAGTAATATTAGCAGTGGCAACAGTTCCAATAATGTCACCACTATTAGCAGCACCAGTAACAATGATTTTTTCTGCAACAACACTACTAGCTTCAACGTTAGTATCAGGACTAGCATCATGCCATAACTCGCTAACATCAATATCTGTTCCCGTAGTTTGAGCAATAATAGCCGCAGTAGCAGTAGCAGTGCCAATTTCGAGAGTTGAGCTTCCACCAACAAGAGTAGTAGTACAAATAGCATAAACTTTTACTTTAACATTACCAACAACGGTGAATATAGCGAAAGGATTACCCGTACCATCATAGTCTCCAGTAGCGTTAGCTGTTCCACCAACAAAAGTGATTTCTTTTGTGATTGTCCTATATGATTCTTTATGAAAATAATTACTTGCATCAGCCATGTTTTTTACCTCGTATATATTTAAAAAATAAAAAAATAAAAAAATGAACTAGGTTTAACTAGTTCTTGTTATTATTGCGTCTTCTTGATAATTAGCCACCATGAAAACTGTTGTCGGAATCACTCCACCAGTAACTGTTCCATCACCAAGTGTTAAACCCGTAAATCCATGCATGTTATTAGAGTATACTCCCACACAACCAGTCAATTCACAATTAACATTCTCATCACCTGAACTAAGTGCCGGGTCACAAGGAAAAATATTATTATCAATAATAACACCATTCACTCCACTTCCACCAGCAAGGTATAAATTACAATTTACGTTTGCTGCAGGACCACTAAACAAATTATCTTTAATTACCCAATCCTGTGGCACCGTATTACTTGTTCCTACTAAACAAATATCTATCTCGTTTTTATAGAAATGATTTCCTACAAAACTACATTGCCAACAGTTACCAGCACTAGTTGTATAAATTGCTCCACCTGATGCAGCCACAGTTGTTGTAACTTTACAATTCTTAAAATGACAACCAACAATCATAGTACCAAAAGCGCACTTAGCAGCGTAATCATCATCAAGCAATATTCCACCACCAGTACTACTAGCACCATTAAAACCCAAATTTGCTATTAAACAACCAGGCGCCCTAACAGTAAGCATAGCAGTTGTACCAGCACCAATCTTTATTTGAGGCAAACCACCTTGAGTGTTACCACGACTAACACCAATAATAGATAAACTACTTGTTGCAGCAGGAATAATAATTGTTTCAGCATAACTAGTAGGGTCACCAGTAAAGTCAGTTAAGTCTTTTGCAGTAACATAAATTGTGTCACCAGGACCAGCAGCCGTAACAGCTAACTGTATTGTACTAAAAGCTTTACCCCAACTTTTACCATCATTTGTTGTAGCACCATTAGTACCATCAACATACCAAGTTGCACCTTCACCACTTCCACCAAGAGAAGCATTTGCAAAAGTTATATCTTCACTAAAACTATAAGGTCCGTTAGTGTACGGAGGAGCAGCTATTCCACCACTCGGAATTGTTCTAAAACCATTACCCATTTTTGTTTTCTCCCTCAGAGCACAATAACAATTCAAATTTTTATGAATCGTTTTTCACCATACCACTCTGAGTTGGCATGATACAGTCATCACTAAAAAAAAAAAAATAAGATAAATTAATATCCTATAAAAGTTATGTTATGAATACCTGTCGAAAGCGTTCCAAAAGTGTAAATTCCAGTTGCCGGGTCAAAAGTACCATCAACATCTGCACCTACATCATCTTGTGCTAAAGTATTCAAAATTTGTGTCATCACTAAACCTTTACCATCAGTAACATCACTATCTAAATCAATAGTGTAACTTGTTGCCGTTGTTGCCGCACATTGAATTGTTATAAACTTTAAACTTCCAAAAACGCCAATTTTTCTAAATACTTCAGTTACTTCTGTCAACTTAATACCCCACAATAGTTATATTATGAATACCTGTTGCCGCTAAAGTTCCCATAGTAATAATTCCTGTTGATGGACTCCAAGTTGCTTCTTCATCTGCACCTGCATCATCTTGAACAAGAGTGTTCAAAATTTCAGTTATAACTACGCCTTTTGCGTTAGCAGAATCACTACCTAAATCGATAGTGTGTCCTGTATCACAAGCAGCACTTGTCTGTATAGTAATTATTTTTAAGTCTCCTGCAACCGCAATTTTCCTAAAAGTTTCTACTACTGCTGTCATTTTATATTACCTCCCTTACAAGATACCGTACATTTGTGTACAAGCACCTTCGAAAGTAAGAACAGGAGTTATATACTCTTTTAGAATATAAACGTATGTATCGTTCTCACTAGCTTTTTCTTCATAAGTCATATCTTGTAGTACAGCCATAAAAAAGTATCTCATATCTAAAAACAAGATTCTTCGACTAGCACTAGTTGTAGGCATAAAACGGTCTCTAATAAACATTACACCATCAAACTCGAAAGCGTCTGGAATACCAAAACCGAGAGTTGCCATACTAGGATTAGTAACTTGTCTTTGTAAGTCAAGAAGTAAACCTTTAATATAGTTATGTGTACTAGCATCTGTAACAGCAAGGTTTACTTGACCATTAGCATTGAAACTAGTAGCGAACTCAGCCCTTATTTGTGCAAGTGTAGGATAAGCACTAGACAAATTTGTAGTATTAGTTGTAATACTAGTAATTAAGCCGTTTGGTTCTTCAGGGTTAGTACTTGCATCACCATTAATAATAGCATCTTCTTCAGCTTCCATCATACTAGCAGTTTTAACACTCAAATCTAGTTGTGAGGGGTCAATAAAACCTTTCATACTAGCAATAGAGGGTCCACTAATTCTACCTTTAGCATACAAAAACTTAACAAAAACACTTATTCTATCATAAGTATCAACCTGGTCAGCGATAGCAGCGTTTTCAGCATACCATGCAGCTCCACCTTTAGCAGTTAAAGGAATATAATCATAAGTTTGACCTTTAATAGCTCTACGAGGAGTCAAGTTTCTCATAGGAGTTTGCCTTATTGTTCTATTAACTATTGTACTATCAACGTATACTGGAATTAAAGCTGTACCAACAGTACCTGCACCACCTGTTTGAGTATCAATACTTGCTTTACTCATAACATGTTTCTTTAAGGCATCTAGCCTATTATTTTTTGTCCAAGGATTTGAATACTCAACACTGTAACCGCCAGTAGAATCTCTTCTAGCTAATTCGATAGCGAATGCACTACCAAACATGTCATAGCATTTGTCTGCTTCAAATTCACTTGGAGCACTTTTAAACATACTTTCCATTTTATTTTTGCACCTTCTAATTTGTTTGTATAATAGGGAGTTCACCCGTATTATCATTTGTTTTAATATCTTTGTTTAAGTCATCACTTGACTCGAATCTTGCTTTAAAAACAGGACTCTTTTTTAAGTTATCAACTTCTTTTCTTAAACTGTCAATTTCGGATAACAACTTTTTTTTGTCATCTTCGTCTTCGTCGTCTTTTGGTTTTTCTTTAGGCTTTTTGCCTTTTTCTGCTTCAACAACTGGTTCAGTTTCAACAATTGGTTCTACAACCTTTTCGGGTTCTTCAACAACTACTGGTTCTTCAACAACTGGTTCAACAGGTTCAACCTTTTCGGGTTCTTCAACAACTACTGGTTCTTCAACAACTGGTTCAACAGGTTCAACCTTTTCAGGTTCCACAACTACTTCTTCTTTTTTGTCAGGATTAACAACTTCTTTCAAATCTTCTAAATCTTTCTTCAAACCATTAATCACAACATTCAATTTTTCATATTCTTTACTAGCCATATTGACCTCCTTACTTTTTTTATTATTAATAAACATTTTAGCAACAGCCATTGCTTGACCATGCCTATTACTAGGAATAGCAACAAAGCTTGCTTCTAAAAGTTCAAGAACAGTATAAACGGTTCTTTTAACACCATCCACTTCTTTTTCCACAAAATCTTTAACTATAGCACCAATACTAATACCTATAATTGCACCCTCATCAAGCATTCCTTTAATCATTCTAGCCAAAGGATTACTCAAAAACCATTTAGGTTCAGCAATATAAGCATAATGCTCACCAATCTTTTTAACACGACGATTAGTCCACTCACCAACCATGTTCTCAACTTTGTTCTCATGATTAACCAAAATGCTAACACGACCATCATCTTTACTTAAAGTTTTCAATGCTTCAACACCAACGATTTCTCCATCACGGTCAACACTATTATCGCTAAGAACAGCAATATAAGAGTCTCCTTGTTTCATAAGCGTTTGGAACAATTCAATATTATCATAACCTTGAGTTCTTTTTTCCATATTAATTACCATTTTTTTTTTATACTTGCACAAACACAACAGTATCACGGTCATTAGGCATAAACGGAGGGTTCTGACCTCTATACTGCTTACCATTATACTCTACAACAAACTCTTCATCAAGAGGAATACTCTTTTCTTTACTACCATAACTTTCACCCATAAGCTTACTAACTTCACTAGTCCTAGCATCATAAGTAATAATCAAATACTTTTCTAATTCCAACTCAGACTCTTTACTACTTAACAACTTATTCTCATTAAAAAAACGAGACGTTTCAGTCCTGGCAATTCTTTCAGCCTGAGAATCAACACTACCTTTAAACAAGTCTTTAATATGGTCTTTGATAACAGTTTTTGTAGCACCATTTTTCAAATCTGTTTCAACCTGTTTCAAAATCTTTAATTGCAACACTTTGGTCGCACCTTTAATACCACTCCATTGTTTACCAATAGGAGTAATATAACCTTCAACTTGTTGATAAGTCAAACTCTTAAGCTTCTCATTCATTTTATCAGTGAAACCAATTTGCACATCTAACTCTTTTTCTGCACTATCTAAACCACTAACCATTCCTTGCTTAACAAAATGTTTAACAGCAACCAAAAAAGGAAAACTGTTAATACCACTAAAAAGTATTCTAATAAAGTCACCAAACTCTTTATGCATTTTGCCAACATCCAAATTGTCAACAGCTTTCAAAGCCTCTTTTTCCCATTTTTTGTAAACTTTTTTATAAAAATCGTAATAGTCACTAGAATCATTCATAATGTTTTTTACATCATCATTAAAACTTTTTTCTAATTTGAAACTTTTATCTTCCATATCATTATCTTTAGAATCATCTTCAGGCTTATTATCAAAAGGGTTATCTCCACCAAACAAGCTAGGAGTCTTATTATAAGGTTCATCACCCCACTCAACAGGTTCTTTACCTTTACTTCTACGATACTCATTAATAGTAAGAGCACCCTTATCAAGCTCTTGCATTGCCTGGTCAAACTCAACCTGTTCTTCAACCTGGTCTTTAGGAACATACTTAAAAACGAAACCCAATTCTTTATCCTGAAACCTTTCTTTCAATATAATATTTGTTATTCTTTCTAACTCTTTATAATAAGGCTTAATAGCATTCTTTACAGTAATACGTTCTTGACCAGCCTGATTACCTTGATTAACATTCTCATGAAAACCGGCTTCAGTAGGACTAACACCAAACGCTCCAAACACTAAATGATGATACCATTTTTGACCATCCAACCATTCCATATCTCTTTGAGTCATATTAAAGTTTTGGAAAACAGCATCCTTAAGATTATTAAACAATAACCTGTGAGGTTTACCTTTTGTTTGATTAACCCAAGACTTTTTCATCTTTTCCAAACTTTCAGGGTTAGCACCAGGAAGAGTAAGCATTCCAGCAGGAATAGCATTATCTTTAAAAAAATCTTTATTATACCTAGTACTCTGAATCAAAAGTTCTAACACTTGCACAATGCTTTGAACAGGACTAAAACCGTACAAAGAATAACTACGCTTATTCATCATACTATAAACTACTTCGTCAGGATAAAACATTATGGGATTAGTTTTAGGATTCTTAAAACTATACTGGTAGTAAGCTTGAAGCCTACGATAAATATCAATTTGTTTTAGAAACGTTCCAGAATCAGCAGGAAACACTTGAACAAGTTCTCTATCACCAAAGTCTTTAAGAACAATTCTTAACTCTTTTCCTTTTTCTCTACCGAGCTCGTCTCTTACTTCAACACTTTTTTCTTCATAACTATCAGCACTAAACACGTTAACAATTGTTCCAGCATCAATCTCTCCTAAATCGGTAATAATCATTGAATGAATATCGTTAATCGAGTTATGGTTAGTGTTAAGGTCAAGCAAAAAGTTTTTAGCTTCTTCAATCTCGTTAGTGTAGTCTGTTTCGTCTTCAGAATCTTTTTTCACAAGGTCCCATTTAGTATTGGTAACTTCTTTTTTAATAGTGCTTAACACCATTTGTACCCATGCGCTTTTGCTAAAATCTCTTATTTCTGTAACGTTAAGGTTTCTTGGTTGTCCTATTCTTGCTGTGAAAAACCATTCAGGAAACACTGGTAGTTTATCGCTACTTTTTCCGAAGTTTCCTGTGAAGAAAGCCAAATCTTTAACTCCACTTACGAATTTAGAAATTGTTTCTTTTAAACTAGTTTTTTGTTTAGATGGAGCCATATTTAAATGTAATGATTAACTTATTATTTAAAGTGTTGCCTTATTAAGAGCAGACGTCCAGATTTGAACTGGGATTTTCAGCTTACAGGGCTGACGTTCTACCGTTGAACTACGAATGCATGGGACATCTCAGAATCAAACTGAGGTCTTGGCAGTCCAAGTGCCAGATGCTATCACTACACCAATATCCCAAAAAACAAAAAAACTAAAAAGGATTAACCAACAACCTATCAACAAAAACAAACCTTTTAACAACATCCTGCTCAATCTCAAAAACAATCCGAGGATGAGTAAAAATACGCTGCCTAAACTGAGCAAACAACTGAATCCCATTATCCTTATCACTCATACCCTTATCAAACAAGTAACCCTTAATAGACTCTTCTTTAACAACACCAACAATTTCTTCAATAATATTCTTCAACTTAGACACCTGAACCTCATTAGCCCACTCCTCAAACTTCACAATTTTAGCAAACTCCTCCTTCCAATCCTTCAAGTTCTGCTCAATCTTAGGAATATTATCCTTAGCATTCTGCAAATCCTTAACAAGCTTATCAACATTTTGTCTACAACCCTTAACAGCCTGCAACACTTGTTTACTATCCATTTCTTCATCTTCAATACTAGTCTTCATAACAATCTTGTTACCTTTTTGTTTAAACACTCTTCTCATTATAATTCACTCTCCTTAAACTCTTCTTTCTTTAAAGATTTTCTAAACTCTATTCTTTCAATAACAATCTTTTCCAAAACGTAATTAGCATCAACCAACGTTTTTCTTGTTTCACCACGGTCATTAGTAAACACAGAGTATCGTTTGTTTATTTCTTTATTACCAGTTTTATCTTTTTTGTAAACCTTGTAATTTATAACGCCAACACCATTACTCATAGTAGCACTAAGACCACAAACAAACATTTTAGGCGGTTCAGTCTTCCAAACATTAATGGTTCCCATAGGAATCTTAGTATGTTTAGCACTACTCAACTCTCTTAATTGTTTATACCTTTTTTTGAGTCTTGAATGTACAGGCATTAAAATGTTAACGTCTATTGCTTCCGCAGCTTTTTCTATAACTCCATAATTCTTTGTGCTATTATCTTTTTCACTCATTTGTTTTTACCTCACTATACTTTTTTGTATCTATAAAAAGTTACCAACTTATAACAATTAGCAAACTTTTTACCAACAATACGCGTATCACAGATTTGTGTTTCAAAACCTTCCAAACGCCCAATAATTCTTAAATCCTTATAAACATTTTTAGGATTCAAACTCAATTCTTCTATTAATTGTTTTCCACTAAACCATTGACAAACATGTTCTTCTAAAAAGGTTTCTATTACGAACCTGCTCACCTTAACTTTTTCCCGCAATAATTGCAGTACTTTTTCTCCTTTTTTTGTTCTTGTTTGCACATTTTACACTCACCAAAATACTTTTTCATATGAACCCCATAATAGCCTTAGCCTCCAACTCAAACACCATACGCATCATTAACGTATCAGCAAAATCAGGACTACCAGCCAAATTCTCCTTAATATCATCCTTCTTCATAATACGCTGCTTCTTCTCAGTATCATCAATATCCAAACTCTTAATCATACTCAACTCATTAACAATCTGCTCCCTAACACCAGGGTCACCAGTCTTCACACGAATCCGCCTCTGATTAACCATTTCGGCAAGCTTAAAATAACACTCACTACGCAAATTAGCAAAAGTCTCAGAGTTAACAGCCTTACCACCACCATGAAAAGTTTTAATACCCTCCATATACGATTCCAAATAGTTCCCCATACCATCACTATCAGCAACAACATGACTCCTAGGAACATGACACTTCTTACTAGTCAACTTCAAAGCTTGTTCAATACTCTTACCATCACTAATACTTTGAACAATAGGAAACTCACAAACCAAACCCTTCCAACTACTAACAACAAACTTATCACGCCCCTTCATAGCAAGGTCCGAACTAATATATCTTTCATCAGATTCAAGAATAAACTCATTACTAAACATGTCAATAATGGCATCATACTCAAAAATGCTATTAGGGTCATCATCATACTCCCAATTACCAAACATCAACCTCTGCTTTTTGCTCGGGTCACTAAGCTGAGACAAACTAGCCTTATAACTGCTTGCAGTATAAGGATTATCAAAATACAAACTTTGAATAAAACAATAATTATCTGGAAGAGTCTTATTTTTCCAACGCTTATAAAACACAGTATACAACCAATTCTTTTTCGGATTACAACTCAAAAAAATAAAAGCATGAATGTTTAACTCTTTATTAAAATGCCTATTAATACGAGATTTAAGCGTGTCAAAAGCTCCAAAGTGAACCTCACCAGCCTCTTCAATAAAACCACCAGTAAACTCCAAACTACCAAACCGCTCATACAACGGGTCACTAGGCAAATACTTAAGGTCCAACAAGTCAATACGACTACCATTAACAAACTCAATATAGTTATACTGACCATTAAGCTTATAACAAGACTTAGGAAGATTATGAAAACGCATAACTTTCTGAAAAGTAACATAAGTACTAGCCATCAAACGTTTTAACTCATTCCTACCCATAAACCATTTAGTTCCAGGATAAGCTAAACACATAACAATAAGCCATTCACAACCAAACCAACTCTTACCCCCTCCAGCGCCACCACCGAAAAGTAAAAAGTCAGTCTGTTTGTTCTGAGTTATCTTCCATGCTTGGCTTTGTTTCTTCGTTGGTTTTAATTGTATTTTCATTAGCGGAAGTTAATATTTCGAAAGTCACATTATTAAATGCTTGACCCTCATGTTCAATCACTTGTTTTTCAACATAACCACGATTTTTCATTAAAGTTTTTGCTAAGAACATTTGAACTTTGAAATTACCATTTTTAGCATGTTCTAAAAGTCCTTCTTCAACCACATCAAGAACCCTATCTTTAAAATCGTTAAAAGCTTGTTTAAACTCTGCATGAGAATCCATCCAAGACCTATAAGTGCTTCTAGTAATATTAATACTATCACATGTTTTTCCAATGTTGTAATTGTTTTTAACGTAGTTTTTTAGAAACTGTATTTGTTTTACTTTCATTTTCTTTTTCCAGCAAGGTTATTGTTTCGTTTAGTTTAAGGTTTAGTTCTTTGTCTTCTATGTTGTCTAGTTTTCCTTGTAGCCAGTATAGGTTGTTTATTGCGTTTTGTGTTGTTTTTTGCATTTTCTTTTATATATATTATTGTTTTAGTTTTTGTTTAATGTAATCTTTTAAAAACATTTTATTTAAACAACTCTCACTTTTTAATTTTGAATGTGTTTCTGAATCTAGTTCTATTCTTATGCTTTTTGTTGTTTTTGTTGTCATTTGTGTTTTTAGTGTTTTTACTTATATTTAAATGTTTCTGCCTTTTACTCTTTTATCATGTTTAGATTTTCATAAATATTACCAACAACTTTCCAATAAGATAAATTTAAAGTAAATGTGGAAAAATATCCTCTCATCCATCTAACTTCTTTTCTATCATGATTATTATATATTGTATTATCTTCTAATATTTCTTCATACTCAATAATGTCTCCTTCATAAATGTCAACGCCGTTTTTGTCTTTCAAACCAGTAAACTGCATCCACTCAAATCTATTATCCATAAAAATAAAATTTATAGGGTTTAATAAATCTTCTTTAATAATAACTAAATCGTCACCATAATTCATTTTTCCTTTAGCCCATGCTCTAAACTTTATTTCCCTCATTTTTCACCTTTAGTTTTTTTTCTTATTAAGTCTTTTCCCTAATTTTCTATGTTCTCTTAAAATATCTCTACACATTAAAGTTATTCTTGTAACAGGATGACCTAAATCTCTAAAAATATCAGATGGATAATGATAATCAAACCATTCACAAACATCATACAAACCAACTTTTTTTCCATTTTCTTTATACATATCCATTTTGTTTTCCTCTATATGTAATTATTAAAAGTTATCTAAAAAACTTTTAAGTTTTTGTAACTTTTTTTTTGTATCAATAGTTATTCTGGATATTTCAAAATTGCAAGATATTTTTAAATTAATTCTTCCAGAAACTCTAGCATTACCAGAAACTCTAGCATTACCATAAACTCTAGCATCACCATAAACTCTAGCATTACCAGAAACTCTAGCATCACCATAAACTCTAGCATCACCATAAACTATAGCATTACCAGAAACTCTAGCATCACCATAAACTATAGCATTACCATAAACTCTAGCATCACCATAAACCATAGCATCACCATAAACCCAAGCATTACCAGAAACTCTAGCATCACCATAAACTCTAGCATCACCATAAACCATAGCATCACCATAAACCCAAGCATTACCATAAACTCTAGCATCACCATAAACCCAAGCATCACCATAAACCCAAGCATCACCATAAACTATAGCATTACCATAAACTCTAGCATCACCAGAAACTCTAGCATCACCATAAACCCAAGCATTACCAGAAACTCTAGCATCACCATAAACTCTAGCATCACCATAAACTATAGCATCACCATAAACCCAAGCATCACCATAAACCATAGCATCACCATAAACCCAAGCATCACCAGAAACTCTAGCATTACCATAAACTATAGCATTACCAGAAACTCTAGCATCACCATAAACCATAGCATCACCATAAACTATAGCATCACCAGAAACCCAAGCATCACCATAAACCATAGCATCACCATAAACCCAAGCATTACCAGAAACTCTAGCATCACCATTTTTTAGTTTTAATGATTCTACCCATCCACCAATAGTTCCTTTTGGTATAAGTCCAAACTTGTTTTTAATATCTACTTTAGCCCTTATTTGAAATAGTTTAGTAATTCCATAAGTATCAATTTTACTTTTTTCAGTTAATTCAATTTTTATTTCATTAATCATTCTTCTTCCTCCTTATCTGTGTCTATTCATTTTATCAACTCCTTATTTTTAGTTCTCATAATTCATCCTATTATCGCCGTAATAAAGTGTTGTGTTTTTCTTTTTATCAAGAATCCTAGTAATCTAATCTCTACAACTATTAATTCGTCTCCATCCTTATTGATTATGGTTATATCCACGTTAATAAAACCTTTAACTTTTTTATGATTCATCTTATTTTACCTTTATTTTAGTTCTCATAATTACACAATATTTTTTATTTTCTATTTATAATTTCTAATTTAATCATATTATCTAAATAACTTTGTCTTGTAAAAAAGTTTCTAACATAAATAATACTTGCACCTATTTTTTCTTCTTTTAACCAATTATTTCTTATTAATATTTTAAGTATTCGTCTTATCGCACCCCTATCATGATTTAGAGTCTCAGTTATTTCCTTATTTGAAAAAATACCTTTATTAGCATATTTAGTTACATCTTCAATTAATTGTAATGTTGATTTTTTTCCCATCTTTACCTCTGTTTTTAGTTTTCATAACACATGATGTTATGCGATTAATTTGTTTTATTACAAATTGTTCGCATGAACATTAGTTATGCGAATTAATATTATCAACCCTATTATTAAAATAATTCTTGTCTTGGTGCAACCATATAAGCATAATCTCCACGAACAAAAAAGATAGGTAACATCTTACTACTTTTAGATTTTTCATCTTCATATATTAATAAATCTTCTATTTTACATTTATCATAAGCTATATGTTTCATAAGTTGCAAAAATCCATCAACATATTCCTTTGAAACAATTGTATTATTAATATATAGTAACCTATTATCCAGACTAACTCTAATCTCTCTATTATTTACGAGTTTATAATCACTTCCATTAAAATCAACATCTTCAAAAAAATCTTTAATTAAAATTTTATCTTCTACAACCCTATTAACTTTAAATAATAAAGCAACGTTACATGCGGTCATAATACCTATATCTTTTAATTTCTTCTTAATAACTTTAGATTCTTTTTTTACTTTTTTATTTATTTCTTTTTTTACTTTTACCATCCTTACCTCCATATGCATTAACCGAACCTTTAGTTTAAGGTTTTGTTAATGTGTGTTATGCGAAAGACACCTTTTTGTCGCTTTTGAGTTTTTACTCAAAAGTTCGCTATAACTATTGTTATGCGTAGCTTTTAATTTCTTTCTTAATTCTTTTATTTTCTAAACTCCACATCTTATTTAGTACATCTTGCCAAATATGAGTTCCTAAACCTCTAATAGCTCCACCACTTTCTAATTTATTATATCTTTCTTTTTGTTTTTCACAATGTTCTTTTAATTCTTGCCACTTATCCATTTTTTACCTCCTTAAACTTCTTCGCTCTTTCAAACGCCCAACACAACACTTCCTATCCTTCAAAGTAAACTTATTATAAACAATAAAATAATGCTGCAAACACAAATTTTTAACAACACTCCTATTACTACACTTCTTACCCTTCTTAGTAACAAACTCACACATAACGATACCTCACACTCTTATCCTTCAAAACACCCCTAACAATAAAACCACTCAAACACAACTTTTTCAAACACCTACTCGCACTATTCTCACAAGTACCAAACACTTCAACAATATCCTTAATACTAAACTCAACACCCCTATGCTTTTTCATATAAAACAAAATCTCTCTCTGCCCCACTTTTCACACCCCAAATCTTTTATTTTCAGTTTTGCATCTCTTCCAATTCGTTTCTAACATTTATTTCCCACCACTTCATCTCTTCTTCAATATCAATTACTGCTTTTTTTAATTCAAACCTGATTCTATCTCCACCCATTTCTAAATTAACTAAAGGTTTAATCTGAAATACTACTCCAAATTTTATTCAATTCATCCTTGCGAATATGTATTAATGCTATTTTATCACTTAGTGTTTCTTTTTTTGCAGGTATTGGCACTAATTTATATTCTCTTATTTCTTTTGTTGTTTTCATTTTTGTTCCTCCAAACACTTTTTCTTATACCTATTAAAATAATAAGCACTACGCTGAGAACAAACAAACACAAGCCTATCCTTACGCCTCTCCTCTCTCAACCACTCATCATACGCTAACTTCTTCCTCCAATCAAGCCTACACTCATCAATAGTAAAAGGACAATCACTCTTAGAAATACTTTTTTCTTGCATTTTCTAAACACGCCTCACAAACCCTTCCATTATAACCTTTTGACAAAACTTTTTTACACTCCAAACACGTTTTAACACCATTCTTACAATCATCACAATACTTTCTACTATCATTACTAGTCAAAAAAAACCTTTTACACGTTTTACACTTTTTATTAAACATCATAGTTTCTGCCTCCAATAATATCCATTATCATCCAAAAATATTTCTGGATGGTCTTCTAAATAGTTTTGTTTACGATTATGCATACACTCACAACTAATGCAAAACACTATTTCATTAGGTTCAACATAAAAACCCATATGTCTATTACAAACAGCACACTTACTAGGAACACTCATTCTAAATCCTCTTCAGATAAATTAAAAAAGTGCATAATCCAATCAACAACAATACTAGATTCTTGAGTTAGTATTGCTTTTGTAACTTCAGAACAATCTAGTTCTCCTGATTCAAATTTTATTTCAGGAACTTTATTAAATCCTCCTTTAGATATTGCTTTTGCCCATTTAATAGCTTCTTTAATTAATTCTTCTCTTTGAATTTTAGCACCAAGACTAAATAATGCTTGATTATTAGATACTTCTAAATCTTTTAACGTTTTTAATTCCTTCATTCTAACAACCTCATTTGTTTATCATTATAAACCATATTAAAAATATGCAAACCTGATTCTGGTTCAACACAATTTCTTAACATCATCACACATCACAAAATCACACTTATAACCTTTCAAACCAGGTAATACATGTTTTTTATACTCTAATTTAATAAAACGTTTCAACCACCTTAACAAAAAAGGTAATTTTATAGTTATACTCCAAACTTTATGTTTTGAAGAAACATTTAAGTAATCAAGACTAGTTCAAGAAAACACACCATTCCCTATTTTTAATTTATTAGTATCTTGTTCAAAACCTAACTCTCCTAACAAAAGTATAGGATTTTCTTTCACCCAATTATAAGATGTATCTCTTCTTATTTGTGTTGTATATTTCATTTTTTTAATTATCCCCCATTTCTATTTCTAAAACTATCTGCTCAAACTCACTCAAACTAAAACTAGAACCAAAACCAGAATTAAAACGCCTACGAATAGCCTGCAAATCAAAACCACCATCAACCAACTTATTAACCTCACAAACAAAACCCAATTGCTCACTACTAAAAGTTTTAATAATATTCCTAACATTCTTCTTCAAAACTTTAACTTCCTTCTCAATAAGGTTAGCATCACTTCTCAACTTAATAACCCTTCTAAGCTTAGTCTGAGTAGTCAAAAACTCTTCATTAAACCTTAAATTAATCCAATCACTAAGATTCAACTTATTAGACTTACAAAACTTTTTAATTTCTTCATCAATATAAACAGTAGTTATCTTTTTATTAAACTCTTCCATTCCTTTCACCCATATCATATTCTTCAATTTGTTGAACTTGTTCTAATCTGAAAGTAAGTTTTTCACCTTTAATAGTATCAATATGTATTTGGTTTTCAGTTATTCTTATTTTTCCAGTGTAGAAAAAGTTACCATTGTTTTTGCTTATTTCTATTCGTTTCATATCATTCCCTCATTAAAAAGTTGTCTTTAAACACTCCTAAATATAGCTTATATATAAATGTTTGTAAATAACCATTATTTAAATAATCATTATTACCTACTACTACTACTACTATACTAAAAAAAAATTATTTATTTTTATTTATTTATTTATTTATTCGCAATTCACAAAAAAGACATTAAATAACCATTATTTAAATAACCATTATTTATTCTACTCTCTCATACAAATGAATACTAAAACTACGAACCATAGTACCTTCTTTCTGCATCCAACGATGACTATTACTCAACAACTTACTCAACTCAATCTTATAAAGAACACCATTCTTAAACAAAGTATAAACCGTTTCAACACCCTTTTCAAGCATAACCTTTAAATGCTCAACATTAACTGAATCACCAACACCAGACTCTCCCAAATCTTGAAACTGATAACCAAAATTGAAAAAAGGTTCCTTCTTCAAAAGTATTGCTATTGTTTCAAAATCGTGTTTTATAATAGCATACCTATTATGATTGATATATTCTACACTTTGTGGTAATATTTTTAGTTTTTGACACACAATTTTTACCGCACTATTCTCAAACAAAACATTCATCTTACCACCTTCATATCCAATCCTAACCCTTCAAACACAACCCTCTTCTTAAAAGAAGGAGTTAACAACTTAACCAAATTAGTCACCTCCAAATAACTCTTTTTCAAAATCTTCTGTTGTTATTTTCATTGTGCTTCCCTGAAAGTCTTAATAGCATCCTTAGTTTCTTTGAACAAAATATCTTTCCTAACCTCATCACTTTTACAACAATCAAACATTGAACCAGTAATTCTACTTCTAACCCTTTTACGTTCACTAAAAGGTTCTTCTATACATATACTAATAACATAATCTTCCATTTTACTTCCCCCCAATTTATTTACCTGCATCATCTTTTTCTCATTCTCACCCATCTTTCTCTTTCCTTTTTTTGTTCTTCCATTAAGTTTTCTGCGTATGGTATTATATAATAAATTACTCATCTCATTCATTTTCTTCAACCTCATCAATTAAGCTAACACTTAAATGTTTACAATCGATTCTACCTTCATCAATAACCATTATGGTGTGTGCAAGGTTTACATTATTTTCATCTAATGATGTTCTGTCTATTTCTTCATTGTTTTCAAACAATCCAAATATGTATGCTTTCATTTAAAACACCTCCTCTAAACATTCCCAATCTTTAATACGATCATTCAATTTCATATATGAAAGTAAATGATATATTTCTTCTTCAGAATTGTTTTCATTTAATATTATTTTAACTTTTAATTCTTTAATCATTTAAATCATCTCCTATTCTTTCTTTCTCTTCCCTGTCCTCGTTCAATCTCATATCTTCCTCCCCAAACCAAGAACCGCATTCTTTCTTTCCAAAACCGCATTACCAAACTTTACTTTTAACCTAGTTTTTGGTTTCATCCACAAATACCTTAAACAATTCTTTAAATGATAACAAATAACTCCTTTTTTCCATCCTTGAGCTTCACAAGCACAATGAGCATCCACCATTATTGTAATGAATTGTTGATATTCAAAGCTTTCAAAAAAGTGTTTCCCATTAACGAACTTGTGGTTTAACGCCATTATTTTCTCCCTTTGTCTATCATTTTATCTAAATAATCTTCCGCCATTTCTAAATCATTCTCAGTTTCAACAAGGTCAGATTTCTTCCATTTAACCCTACTTTTTAAGCCTTCAATTTTTTTAACTATTTCTTCGTACTTCATTTTTTGTCATCACCACCTAATTCGTCAGCACTACACATACCAACACCAGTCAACAACCTTAAACTACGATTTATAGCTCTTGTTTCAGCCATTCTCAACATGTGCTTACCAATAGAAGAATTAACATTAAGCTTATTAGCATCACCATAACCAGAAAAACTTCTACCATTCTTATCAGTTGCAGTACTTTTGAAAATGTACATTTCAGGATTGTTCTGTATTAGTTCTGTTTCTATACTTTGCAAACCTATATCATGAGCCATTAACAATAAACCTTCCGCAGTGATAAACTCTTTACCTTGCAAGTTAATAATGTATTTTTTGTCAATATTACTTTTCAAAGTATTACTAATTTTTATTGCACTATCAAAATCTTCTTCAGTAACCTTAACAGGCTCCCCTTGCATTTCACTTAAAACAGCCACGCTTAAATACTTACCATCCTCTAATACAACATTAACACTTGTACCTTTTAGTTCCTCAGATTGTCTTAAAACCATATTCTTAGCCATGTCTGATGCAGGATTAACCCACACATCACTACTAACAAACTTTAAACCACCAGTCTTAGCAACACACAATATTTTATCTTTTACATTAGTTTTCATTCTTCTACCTCCCACTTACTCACAATCTCAAAAAGTCTAAACTCGTAACGCAACTTAGACAATTCTAGTTCTAAAGCAAACACTAGCTTTCGATTATTTTCAACAATACACAAGTTTTTCTGAAACTCTGCATCCTCTTCCAAAATCTTTGAAACCGCAAAACTACGCTTATCAGCATTAGAATGCAATAATTTACCATCATCATTTT